TATGGGGCGGACGTTTCCTCAAAAATTCCGACCTATTTAACTAAAACAAAATCACTAGGAGGTGAACAATATGTCAGAAACAACAAACACAGAGCTTCAAAAGTCTTTTTCTCACCCAACTGGTGACGGCGTTGCCGTATCAGGTGGAATCGGAGGTGCAGTAGCACGAGGACCAGCTGGAAATCTTTCTCCAACAGATGTAATGGGTAACATTGCAACTGCAAACTTTGGAGATTTTTCTGGACCAAACGCAGTAAACCCATCTGGAACTCCAGGCGGTATTCTACTACCAGAGCAAGCTCGTCGCTTCATTGATTACGTATGGGATGCAACTGTACTAGCTCAAGATGGCCGTAGAGTTACAATGCGTGCAAATACAATGGAACTTGAAAAGGTTAACGTTGGAGAGCGTGTCATCCGTGCAGCAGCACAGGCACAACCTACATTTTCAAATGCAGGTGCAACATTCTCTAAGGTTGAACTTACAACCAAGAAGATTCGTCTTGACTGGGAAGTTTCAACAGAAGCACTTGAAGATAATATTGAAGGCGGAGCATTGGAAGATCATCTAGTTCGCTTGATGACAAATGCATTTGCTAACGACATTGAAGACCTAGCCATTAACGGCGACGGTTCAACAGGCGATTTCCTTTCAATCATGCAAGGTTTCGTTTCAAAGGTTAAGGCATCTGGTTCAGGTGCAAACGAGTCAATCGTAACCGTAGCAAACAACGCATGGACAACAGAAGTAATGCAGAACATTATTCTTGCAATGCCACGTAAGTACCGTGCAATCAAGTCTAACCTAAAGTTCTACGCAGGTACAGATGCATTCCAAGGAATCGTCAAGAATAACGGTACACTTGCAGACGCAGTAGCAGAAGCATTTGCTAATCGTCCATCAGGTACACCAGCAAACCGTCAGGCATACCTTGATGGTGGAGCACAGACATTCGGCGGAGCACGTACAACACGTGTTCTCGGTGTTGATGTTCAGGAAGTTCCTTACTACCCTGCAGGTTATGTAGATCTTACATTCCCTTCAAACCGTGTATGGGGATTCCAGAGAGATATCACTGTAAACCGTACTTACCAGCCAAAGAAAGATACAATTGAATACACAGTATTCGTTCGTTTCGGTCTTCAATGGGAAGAGCTTGATGCAGTTGCTTACGCAGATGCAGCAGCAGATTCATAATCTCTGATTATATGACGAGGAGGGTAGAGAAATCTGCCCTCTTTTGTCATATTCTGATATAATAGCAGTGGAGGTCAATCATGTCATTAGTAGAAGAATTAACAAAGAAAACTGTCTTTGAACTAAGATCATACGCAAAGAAGAACAATATTGACCTATTTGGGGTAAGCAAAAAAAATGATATTTTAGAAGTAATATTTAGCTTTGTACCAAGAGAACCAAGCAGAATGGTAATTCAGACAGATGCATCCAAAGAAAAGGTTGCAATATATTCATTGCGTAACCTTAGCTGGATTGGTGTCGGTACTTTGACTGAGGGGTATAACATAGTTACTAAGGAGGATGCTGATAAATGGATAACAAACAAGTCTGTACGTACAGCTACTCCAGAAGAAGTAAAGAGAGCATACGGTAAATAATGGAAATCTTAAGAATACCACCATACCCAATTGTAGCCACTTGGACTTTGCCAACAGCAAATTATAGCTACAAGGTTTCTGTTGAGGACCTTGTTGATCACTCTGTAGAAGAGAGTACGCTTGTTTCTAATGCACAGGGAGTAGTTACGTATTCAATTCCACTAGCCAAACTTGAGTATGATAGAAAATTTTTTATTAAGTTTTACGATACAGCAAGAGTACGTGTAATATATGAAGAAAATTTAGACATAATTAGACCATATGTAAACCCATCTACGCTTGGAACAACAGCATCAGAAATTGCAGAATACAAGATGCTTGAGCTTGTTTCAAGATCAATTATTGATTCTCAGGTAGTTGATGGTTTTTATAATGAAAAACATATTGTACAGGCCTCTGGCCTAGGATCAGACTACTTCCCAATCTGGGAAAATTTAAATAAAGTCTTAAAGGTTTATGAAAACAACGAACTAGTCTATGATGTTGCTGATGCAACGGTGGGAGATTATGATTATAAGGTTACCCTTGACAATTCAGCCATACAAAGAGTTGAGGTAGATAGATATAACCGTGCAGAAGCTAAACCTATCACGCTTCCAGTTTCTCCTGGAAACCTAGCTTTTTATGGATATGCTGGAGTAGCCTTTCCAAATGGATACGACTACGCACTAGTCCTTGATATAGGATATAAAGCTGTACCAGCAGATATTGAGTATGCAACCAAGCTATTGATTGATGATTTAAAGTGCGGAAAACTAGATTATTACAAGAGATATGTGACATCATACAACACTGATCAATTTAAGATTCAGTTTGATAAGATGATGTTTGACGGTACTGGTAATATGATTGTTGATAAAATCCTTGAAAAGTACAAGAAGAATATAACTAAAATAGGTTTAATTTGATGCAATGCGAAACAACAGACTTTATCTACCCAATGCTTGCAGACATATACTATCCTGTCGTTGAACAGGGTGCATATGGCAATGTAAAGAAGCAATGGATTCTTGATAGATCTGTAGCCTGTAACTTTGCTCCCTTTGGCAGTTCAGGCAAAGAAGAAGTAACTCCAAATGTCAATATAACAAAAGAAAATATTTTAGTTGGAAGAACAAAAACAGACCCTAGAGTAAGCTCAAGCAATGCGAGAAACTCAGTAACTAATGTTTTGATAACAAACATAAGAACAGCAACAGAAGAGTCTGTCTATCTAGAAACCTCTGGGCAGAGAGATGGAAGATCAACAATTTATGAAATTGGAACTAACGAAGCAATAGTTGGACCTTTTGGTAATATTGAGTATTACAGAATTGTCCTAAGACGCTCAGAGAACCAGGCAAGTGATCTATAATGAAAGTTATTATGAACGATGCCATGTTTAGAAAAGATATGAAAAATATTATTAACTATTCAGTTGGATTTTTAGAGGGCGTTCAGACAGGAAAAGTTAAATTTTTAAACAATGTGGGAGCGCTAACCAAAGAACTTTTAGAAGACTATATTGATTCAAATGCAAGGGTAAATCCAAAAGCACTACACCATATCTATGAATGGTATAAAGTGGGAAGTCCTGATGCAAGACTATATGATATAAACTACACTATAAGCAACCTTGGCCTTTCGTTTGTGTCAACCGTGAAGCAATCAACATCAATTAAAGATGGCTCATCAGTACCTTTTTATAATAAGGCTAAAATAATGGAAGAAGGCACTCCAGTAACCATAAGACCAACACAGGCAAACGCATTGGTTTTTGAAGATGGTGGAGTAACAGTCTTTACTAAAGGCGAGGTTGTAGTAGAGTCACCTGGTGGAACAGCAACAAAAGGTTCTTTTGAAAGAGTAGTAGATACATTTTTTAATAGATATTTTACTCAAGCATTTTTAAAATCAAGCGGAATGTATCAACACCTAAGCAACGCTGATGTATATAAAAAGAATATGTTAGCAGGAAAAGCTTCTGGAAAGATTAAAGGCCAGCAAGTAGGATATAAATGGATAGTGAATGCGGGGATTAGATAATGGCTAATAACTCAACCTTAAATACTCCAGTTCTTTGGATCAACAAATATTTAGAAGAAAATATACTAGGCATGACGGGTATTGATAAGATTCCTTTTTTTCCATCAACACCATCTACTATAGATAATCTTACAGAGATGTTTCCTGCAGGTGGAGTTATGGCAACTTGGGACCGACTAATAAAAATGAATCGCAAAGGATTCCCACACATTAAGTGTGAGCAGTTGTTGTACTATTTTTATGCAACAGCAGAAAATACAATAGAAAATATGGTACAGGTTCAAGAGTCTGTTTTAAGACTAATGGATCGCTTTGATGAAACAGCAGAAGAAATAAACAACTGGTGCTCTAACAGACAGATAAATATAGGAACAGATCAAAACCCAAACTTAATAGATAACATGTTCTACTTTCACAATTTTAAGGTATACCAACTTGAGGAGACTAGAGACATAATTGATTTTGGCACAGCCAGAACCTATGGCGGTAACAAGATAATTATTGA